TACTTATCACCTGCCCCATGGATTCAAGCACTGCCGGTAAATTTTCAACAATACCTTTCACCAGCTGCAAAATCAGTTCTCCGCCTTTTTCAATAATCTTTGGTAGTGAATCAGAGAGTTTTCCCAGCCATTCATCTACCATTTGTGGAAATGTCTCGGCAAGTTGTGGTACATATGTACTGATTCCTTCCACCAGTCCTTCAATCAGAATTTTTCCCTGCTCTGCAATTTGTGGTATCGCAGTTTCTAAAAACGTTCCGATTGCTCCGGGTAAAGATTTTATAATATTACCTATAGCCGGCATCAGATTATCAAACAGGAATGTGCAGGCAGTTTCCACCAAAGTTTTCATAGCATCTTTCACGGATTGCAGCTGGCCGCCTAAAACCAGTTCTCCCATGAAATTCTGCGCTGCAGCTTTCATGGAATTAAACGATCCGGATAATGTATGCTCTGCTTCTTTTGCCGTAGTTCCCGTAATATCAAGTTCACCCTGAATCACATGGATCGCTTCATAGACATCTGAGAGATTATTGATATCATATTTTACCCCTGTGATTTTCTGAGCATCAGCCAGCAAACGTTCCATTTCAGCTTTAGTGCCACCATATCCCAGCTTTAGGTTATCTAACATTGTGTAATTCTGTTTCGCAAATCCCTGGTAAGCCCACTGGATCGACTGCATGTCCGTACCCATTTTGTTGGCGTTATCGGACATATCGGTGATTGCCATCTGGGTATATTTCGCAGCCTGCTGCGTGTCACCCGATAGTGATTGCAACAACGAAGCTGAGAAGCTAGTTGCAAGTTCCATATAATTGTTGGCTGAAATTCCCGCCGTTTTCCATGCATTTACTGCATATTTTTCTATTGTCCCTGCGCTTTCCTTAAACAGAGTTTCAATCCCTCCTATGCTCTGTTCCAGGGCTGCTCCTTCCACAACTGCGTTTTTTAAAGCAATACCGATCCCAGCGGCTGCGATTGCACCTTTGATCTTACTTCCAATGGTGGAACCAGCCTTTTCTCCGGCACTTGCAGACTCTCCATTCAGTACATTGGAAATGGAGCCGCTGATTCCCTGTGCCGAAGGCATGATCTGGACATACGCCTTTCCCAGTTCTGTTCCTGCCATTATTCCGTTCCTCCTTTCCACGCATTTTCAAATTCTTCTGGTGTATCAAATGTCACCACATCTTTTCTCACGTCTTCCATCTCAACTTTTCCAAGAAGCAGATTGACCAGTGATACAGGCTTTTCTGCAGATTTCTCACTCAATGCGTAACAGATCATACCCAGACGATCTGCTATTACAGCCTGCATAAACAGATCACGCGAGGTCTGTTCCCCACTAAGCTTCATTCTGATTCGCGATGTTTCTCTCATCCCGGCAGCAAAAATCGCCGCCCGTCTTGCAGGCAGCGATCTATAATCATAAATATGGTAGATTTCCGCAAAATCACAAATCAGCGAATCTTCATCTATATTTATCATACTGGCCAGGATCAGGAGTTTTTTAAGTCACCCGGAGAGTCGAAGATCTCCTGAATTGCATTTGTTGTAGCTTCAATCGGTACTCTGCCATCTTCGCTTCGAAGATGGTCATACAGTCTTTTTTTCTGCTCCTCTCCCAAGAGCATCTTGCAAAGCTTTGGCATAAGCAAAGGGTTTTCATCGATTTCTGCCATAATATCGACGAGTTCCATATCATCCAGACGTTCATCTTCAATATCAAATTCAAACCCCGTTGATGTTTTTCCTTTCATGATTCCTCCTATTCAATGTACTCATAATGAGTATTACCGTCTGTATCCGGAAAAGCTGCCACCGTCAGTTCATACCCGATCGGATCCCCATCGGTATATACAATGTCTCCGATTTCAGACACCTTCCCATTCGGAATGACAATACGCTTTTTCTTACTACTATTCAGCACCATGTCAACAACCCAGGCCTGCGCCGTTAATTCCTTGGTATTTGCTTTCACGGAAATCTTTGAGCCTGTTACAGTCACATTTTCATCTCCATACACTGTTTTCAGTACATCTCCATTGAGAGATTCAATCAGTGTAAAGGTAAAGGTATCGCTTTTTTCGGTCTGGTCCGTAAGTACGGTATCTCCACCCCATGCTTTGATTTCATCTGACTCCGGAGAGTTTTTATTGGTCAGTCCATCTTCTGAAATATACCCAAGTGCTACAAACGCCTCATTCAGTGCAGTCGTTGTATCTGTTGGGAGTGCCGTTCCAAGCGGAGCACGGCTCATCGCCCCTCCGATTTTCGGTTTTCCGGTAGAAACTTTAGTTGCATCTGCCGCCATAATCATACCTCCTGATAATATTTCAAATCATAAACCGCCTGATAGCGGTATTTCTTTGTTATAACATCCGTAAAATTATAATCGCTGTTCAGCGTTGATCTGGATATCTCATCCCGCTCTATGATCCGCTTCATCGCAGCTTTCACTTTTTCATTAAGTGCCGCAGCTTCATACATACTGTCCGCTCTGGACTGTATCGCAAAAGTCGCTGACAAAATATGATTTGTTTCGCTGCTTCCGGTCTTTTCTACCGTCACGTATTTTTCGGGAGCATCATCTGGGATCTCCAGATATACGGGAGCATCCAGCAATTCCTGCAGATGCTCCCGAACTATAATCTCAATCATCCTCTCACCGCCTTCAATATCATATTGCTCTCGGAGTTTTCTTTTTTCGCCTGATAGGATTTAGCTGATACCATCACATTGACACGGTTAGGTCCTACATATGTATCTGCTTCATAACCATCTCCCAAACGCTCCAAGGCTTTGCCAGCATAATCCCGACAAACATTCGTCATTGCCGGTGAGCGCATCAGTTCTCTGACGCCATTCTTGTTCAATTTGAACACCAGCTTTTTACTCATATGCTTCCACCTGCACTTTCATATTCCAGTCAAGCGGAATCAGATCATCGATTCCTTCATAGGGAAATCCTGACGTTTTCCAGACCCGACCGAAAAACTCCACTTTTTTGTCCTTCCAGTCATGTTGATCTCCTTTCGGGACCGCTAAAGTATAAACTGCTTTCTTTCCGTCCGGATTGATCGTATCCGGCAAAGAAGAACTAGAGACCGGGGCAACAAGGACATTCTCTACTTCCACAATAACTTCTTCATAGGTTTTCACTCCAAACGCATCTACCCCGGTCTCCACCTGTTCATGCAGTTTTACTGTAATTCCCTTAATCATCGTCATATGGTTCCATCACCCCATATCTCTGCCGACGCAGCCCTAGCCTGGCCAGCTCTGTTTTTTTAATAAACAGTCCGCCGCCTGGGACAAGATACGTTCCAGAATAAGAATATCCCATCGCCGATTCTGCCATCTGCGTCATTGGCTCCGCGTCTGTTGACGTCATCAAGGTTCTGGCCAGGACATCCACTGTAACCGACTTTACGACATTGGTCAGATAAACCTGAGCCTCGATCATTTTATCCAGGTCTTTGCCTACCTTTTCCGCTTCATATCGCAATGTGTCAGAAATAACGGGGAGCAGGTTTTCCGCCCGCTCCTGTTCATCAGCTGTCATTGGTCTCCAGAGTCCGACTGCATCCTGTACCGTTGCAAAGGGTTCCATTACTCGTCACTCTCTTTCACATCTTCGGAACTATCTGCAGATTCGGCAGATTCGCCAGATTCATCAACTTTTTCAGCTGTATCCTTTTTCCCACCTTTTCTGCCTCCGCCTCTTTTCTTTGGTTCTTCCACCAGCGCCCAGTCACCGCCGCACTCTGACAGAACTTCAATTTCGATTCCAGTTTTTACGTTTCTATATTTCATGATTCCTCCTATTCAACGACCTTAGATCCGCCCTATGCACTTTCCTTGATAACAGAAAATGCCTCCGGCAGCAAGATCCCCCATCCCAGATAGATCTCTGCTCTAATATAAATCTGGTTATAGCCTTTCAAATCCTTGCCAGAATTATCCGGGTCACCATACTTGATTATCTCGATCGGGATTTCTTTGGAGTAGCCCCATTTAAATCCATTCTGGAAATCTCCAATAATAGCGTGATCCTTTGTGGTTCCTCCGCTTACAGTACTGTTAACACTCACGCCGATTCCATTCAGGCTTGTTGGCGATGCGCCGAAAGAAAATTCCGGATACACCTTTACCCCATTCGCTTTCACATTTGCCATCGCAGATCCAAATGTCTTCGACAGTGCCATTCCTGTTACGTCATTATCACCAATCTGAGCAATAGCAGATTCCAGATTGGCATCCGGTGTTGCAGCTGCATATGTTACAGTATTACCGGTCACCTTTCCATCAAAGTGATTCGTTCCTACAACAGTAGACGCTGTTCCGGAACGCGGATTTATACCGTGCATCGCTGCCAGGTCAAATCCTCTTGCAACCTTCTTTGCAAATCCATCATTAAACGCAGTCAGAATATCAATCTGTTCTTCCTCTGTAGCATAGAGAAATTCATCCGAAACACGCGCACCGTATTCAAACTTGATTGGATTGATCACCACTGGCGTCGCAGTGATTCCACCTTCCGATTTTTCTCCACCTTCCGCCACAATATCGATTTCCTTATCCATGCTGAAAATCATTTCCTTCATGCCATTGAACGGAATCGGCGTCTGTGCACACAATGCTGCCAGTGAAGACTTTCCCGTCACTTTACTCACCAGATCTTTTACCAATGTTTGATCAAATAAACTTCCTCTTGTTGTCGCCATTTTTAATCTTCTCCTTTCAGTCCGGCCAGTACATTTTTCATGGCCGCTCGTTTTCCATCAACATCTCCCGGTTCCGTGGATTTCAGAGGAGCCGGCTGCTGACCTGTTTTTAACAGTTTCGCCACCGTCTCTGCATCCTTTCGAATTGAATTCTCATCTTCTCCAGTTAACCGGCTTGCCAATTCATACGGGATTCCTGCTTCATGAGCGATTCGCGTTTTTACCGAGTCGGACTCGTACCCTTTCACTTTTGTCTGGAGCGCAGAAAGCTGCTGATCATAGTCAGCATATTTCTTCTCATTATCTTTGATCGACTTGTTCAGATCACCGATCTGCTTTTCATAATCAGAGACCTTTTCCTTAAGGTCATCATAATCACTGTACTTTTCCGTCAGCGTTTTCCGCTCTCTTTCAAGCCGATCCTTGATAACGGCATCCAGCTGTTCCTGTGTTGTAATTGCTTCAAATCCTGCCATGTTTGGCTCCTTTCTCCCACTTGCCCGGTGGTATCGGTAATATATAAAAAACATCCGCTTATTCGGATGCTCTTAATAACTGATTTTCTGTTTTCTCTTTTTCTTCTTTTTATTTTCACTGCAAATCCAGTACGCCAGGATTATGCTGTCCAACAATGCGATCTCAACACCTTCTTTGATGGATCGGTATCCGAATCCACCATTGGATCCAATCGCACGCTTTTCACAGTTTCCAACAGCATTGATAACAGACGGCTGACCGGCATGACGAATAGTTCTCTGAAACAGCCCCTGCTCAAACGCCGCATTGGCCACTATAATTTCCTTGACTGTAGGAAGCACCGGCTTGGATAGCCCCCATTCTTTCATTTCATCGGCGAGCAGTTTCTGTCCGTTGGCACCGTCGATCACAACTTTTGCACTACGCCAGCTGCTGAGATATTTCATCATCCAGTCCGTTCCCGCACGAACTTCCCTGCAATCGATTCCTTCCACGAAGATTTCTCCATCTTCGGTCCGCGCTGCAACCGACATGGCCACATTCTCACCATCATGTCCATATTTGATCCCAACGAACAGATCTCCGGTAAGCTTCGGCGGTGGTTTAATCTGCAGTTCCTTCCACTCATTCGGACTGATTGCAGATTTCTGATTATATCTGATCCATAGGCCCAGACGCTGGATGTTGAAGTCCAGATCATCGGATCCGATTTCATCCGTAACAGATCTTTCGGTGAATATTGTCCCTAGCGATGGATTGGTTTCATACCAGCATTCAATATCCCTTGAATCTACTTTATAATCCACTGACCACTCCGCCCACCCGGAATTCACTTTTAATCCAGCAAGCGTATCTTTTCTGTATTTTGTAAATACCGTTCCTGAGCTGACCGGAGTCGGCGGTGTTCCACACAATATGGTCTGTGGATTATGACTATCTGTAACTACATACTTCAACGCAGATTCCTGATCATCCTGATATTCTTGTGCTTCATCGATGATAAGCAGATCAAATCCTTCCCCCAGTCCGCCTTTTGAGGTCCTGGTTCGAAATTCTATTTTACCTCCGCCTTCTACCTCGATATGCTCCTTTCCGTACGCCCGATACGAAGACAACACCTTCATCCCAGCTTTT